AAACTTGTGCATTCGTGTAGGTAGCCAGTGGTTGCAATGTGGCGTTGCTTTCATTACTTCCAATATTTTATTAGCAAGTCCTAGCGTGTACACGTCACCGCTATCGAACCAACGAAAGTAGCGGTCGCTGTCTAATTCTTGCACCATATCGGCCACCCATTCGCTACGCTTCCAATCCTTTTGATTATGCTCGCGCGGGGCTTTAACATTCTTAAACCTATAGTTGCCAGTTGTTGCATAACATCCCTTGCAAGCGGCCACTAATTCGCCGTCTTTGTCTTTACTTGCGGGGCAAGTGGTAAGGGCTTGTAAGGACCAACTACGGGCGTTTAACTTCTTAGTTTTGGATAGCTTAATCATTTTTTAATCCCTTAATTAATAAGTAAGTTAAGAATAAGACTGGTGGCAACACTAATACAAGTGCTGCTCCCGTTAATGCGATTAGCTCGCGGCTGTTTAATAATGTTTCGGTAAGCATTTTGTTGCCTCGCGTTGTTGTGTTGTTGTTTGTATGGGTAAAGATTAGGGCAACCATGTAAGCTAATCTATATCTCCGTTGGGGTAGATTGTAAATTAATTTTAGACAGATTGTTAAGTGCCTATATATATAAGTATAGGGCAATCCTCAAAAATAGGCATGGGGTATTCACCTGGTCGATTGTTTATTAGGCTACCTCACCAACACTCACACTTTAATTTTATTGGGCAATTTTCTGGCCATATTTAATAGAATATTTTTGGCCGAGTTGCCCCGAAGGGGGAGGGGAGGGGGCTATTGGGGGTTTATATTATATAGTACCCTCCCAGATACAAAAAAGTGGAATTTAGGGGGGAATTTAAGGGGCAAACTGTTAAAAAAGTGGTAAAAAACTACTAAAAACTGTCAAAGTAAAGGATTAGTTAATTTTATATACTAATCAATATCTTAACCTAAAGGTGAACGAAAAATAATTAGGCCGAAAACGGACAGATTGATGCGGAGCATAAGATTACTAGCCTCCTACCAACACAAGTGCATAAACGGTCAGTGATATAGATGTTGGTATGTTATTCGTATGATACAATGTGTTGTATTTGTACAACAATTAACGATAGTTGTTGACATAGCCGAAAATATATGCTATAATATATAGTATATTAAATCTCTTACTTACTTAACTAGGTCTATCACCATTTACCGTTTATGAATCCACCTAGAAAAACTCCATTTTTCGGCCAACATAGAATGATTTACAATAAGAAGAAAGATAATTATAAGGGGGAAAGCTATGCCCTTAAGAAATGCAGGTATAAAAAGAAAGAAAACCTAGGTAATGATTAATGGCTGTAAAAAAGAAAACTAAGTCTAAAGTTAATCAGGCTGGTAATTATACTAAGCCCACCATGCGTAAGAACCTGTTTAATAAAATCAAAGCAGGTACTAAGGGTGGTAATGCTGGTCAATGGTCTGCTCGTAAAGCCCAGATGTTAGCCAAAGAGTACAAGGCTAAGGGTGGTGGTTACAAGTAATGGCCTTAAAGAAATCACAGAAGTCCCTAAAGAAGTGGACTAAGCAGGACTGGGGTACTAAGTCAGGCAAACCATCAGCTAAGACTGGTGAACGTTATTTACCGAAGAAAGCCAGAGAAGCCTTATCGGCCAAAGAGTATGCAGCTACTACTCGTAAAAAGCGAGAGGATACTAAAAAAGGTAAACAGGTTAGTAAACAACCTAAGAAGATAGCAAATAAAACTCGACAATACAGGAAGAAATAATATGCCAATGGGTAAAGGTACATACGGTTCTAAGGTGGGGCGTCCACCAAAGACAAACAAAAACAAGAAAGCTATGCCGAAAGCAAAGGCCAAGCCTAAGAAGAAGTGAAGATTGCAATAGTAGTGGTCTTAATACTAAACCTTAATGGTGAGGTACAACACAAGACTACTATTGCTGATGAGTGTCCTGACGTAGCGGCTATTGCCAATGAACTTGAGGACATGAAAGTAAAGAAGATGATAAAGGACTACGGTGCAGTATGCCTGCCCGCTGAGTTCAATTATGTTGAAGGGATACCATTATGAAGAAATTACTGATTAACTTACGTTACTTGTTAGCACCCGCCTCGATTAGTCTGGCACTCTATGGAGTAGTACAGGGAGGTGTATTGTCTTGGTTGGGTGTCTTTATGCTAGGTGTAGCCATTATTGTGGATACACTCGTGAAGAAGCAAACAGTAGGAGCAGGTTTTGACGAGAACGGAGAAACTAACGGAGTGGCATGGTTTCAAAACCTAACCATGTACGTGATGCTACCACTGTTTATCTGCCTACAAATTGCACTGGCCTTTCAGGTTAGTGGGTTTATGGCAGGCGCAACATCACTAACTGAGTTAATTGGTGCTACCCTCTCCACTGGTATCTTCCTTGGTATCGGTATTATTTACGGTCACGAGCTAGCACACACCAAAGGCTTTTCCTTTGTTATCGCTAGAATGATGATGGCTCTGAGTGGCAAGGCACACTTCTGCTACGCTCATGTCTACAACCACCACTTAGAGTTGGGACATGAAGATGACCCAGCAACATCACCTCGTGGACGTACCTTATATAAGCACTACCCATTATCAGGTCTTGGGCAATCTAAGTTCTTGTTCATGATGGAGAAGCAACGCTTAGAGCGTTTGGATAAGTCCTTCCTATCGTTCGACAACCGTTGGATTCGTGGATACCTAATGGCCTTACCAACAGTATTGTTATTCTGGTCAGTAGGTGGTTGGGTAGGTATGGCTGTATTAGCCGTCATGTGGCTAGTCAGCAACTTTGAATTAGAAACATTAAATTACTTAGAGCATTATGGTCTTTACAGAGAAAAAGGTCAGCCTATTGATTACCGTCATTCTTGGGATAACGCTACTGCTTTCTCAAGCTGGTTCTTTATCGAGATTGGCCGTCAAGGAGACCATCACGACAGAGGTGAGACGCACTTCTGGGAATTAGACGAAGTAGGTTCACCAAACACAGGACATGGTTACTTCCAACTGTTTGCCTTAGCTTTAGTCCCACCAGTATTCTTTCAGATGATTAACGAGTACTTGACTATCTGGGACAAAGAGATGGCATCGGAAGGTGAAATTAAAATTGCGGAAAAGATTAAATGAAGAAATGTATGAATAGTAACGGTGACTGGTGCTTCTTTGTACTGGTCGCTGGTTTTTGTGTAGGTGTATTTGCAGCAGTACTAGCTGTAGCAACATAGAGGCGAGTAGTATGCACACAGTAGTCTACGTTAAGTGGAATGATGCTTGCGAAGCGGATGATATGCAGGACGCTGAAATGGATAACTGTATACAGGAAGCAGCAGGCTTTTTTGTTAAAAGAGCTGACAACAATTATTACATAGCACGAGATTACAATACTTTAGACGAGGAGTACTTAAAGATTCTTCGTATACCAGAGCAATACATTATTGACTTTATAGTTATGAAAAAATGATACTACCATGAACATGCAAGCCATCATTACTTCGCTGATACCTGTATTGTTAGCAGCGATTGGCTTTCTTATTACCAGTATCAATGGTATTGAGAATCGTATGTATCAAGTAGAAAGTAAGATGATGCAGTTGATTAGCCCAGATAATCAGGTAGTGCCAAGCCCAGAAAACGCTTTTCAACGTCAAGTTATTCGTGAAGAGTTTATGATGAAACACATGGAAACTCTTAGTCGATTAACACTACTTGAAGAGAAAGTAAAAGAACATAAAAAGGCACAGCACTAATGATACAGATGTTATTAGCACCAATAGCTGAAGTAGCTAAGACTTGGATAGGTGGTAAGGTAGCTGTCAGTAAAGCTAAGTCTGAAGCCAAACTAGAGACTACTAAAGCAAAAGCGGAAGTAATGAAGAAGGTTGCAGCAGGCGAGCTGGACTGGAATCAGACAATGGCTGAAGCTAGTAATAAATCTTGGAAGGACGAGTGGCTTACTATCTTAGTTAGCATACCACTTATCCTAGCATTTACAGGACACCATGACATTGTTATGCGTGGTTTTACGGCATTGGAAGCTATGCCAGACTTTTACAAGACAGCAGTAGGTGTGGTATTCGCTGCATCATTCGGTATTCAATCAATTAAGAATATGATGAAGAAGTAATATATGACTGACAAAACTGAGACGGTTCCCAAAAAACGTAGGGGCAGACCGCCGAAGAAGGATATAGCAGCAAAGAAGCAAGGCAACCGTAAAGCAGTAGGCAGACCTAAAGGTGATGCTGATGCAATACGAGAATACAAAGCTAGGCTGCTTGCTAGTCCTAAGTCTCGCAAGGTTATGGATAGTATCCTTAATGCTGCATTAGACGATGAACATAAGAACCAAGCAGCAGCATGGAAACTGTTAATGGACAGGCTCATGCCTTTGTCTTACTTCGATGAAGCTAAGAACACGGGGGGAAAGGCCGCAGTAAACATTACAATTACTGGTGTAGGTGGAGAGACAACTATTATCGGTGAACAGCAAAATGACCTAGATGGGGAATTTATTAATCTAAACCCAAGTGAGACAAGCGAAGATGAATTACTTTAGTAGAGAAGAGTTTGACTGTCAGGAAACAGGCGAGAATGAAATGTCGACTGAGTTTCTAAACCTACTTGATATTCTAAGAGAGAACGCAGGTTTTCCTTTTGTAATTACTTCTGGCTATCGTTCACCTAACCACAGTATCGAAGCTAAAAAAGAAAAAGCAGGTACTCATGCACAAGGCATTGCTGCTGACATTAAAGTTAATAGCGGTGCAGAGCGTATGATTATTATTAAAGAAGCTTTAAAGTTGGGGTTTACTGGCATTGGCGTAGCTAAAACTTTTGTTCATGTGGACACTAGAAAAACTACACCAGTTGTTTGGACTTACTAGTTGTCTACAGACCTAAACATTAAACTGTTACCATGGCAACAAAGTGTCTGGGACAGTAAGGCTAGATTCAAAGTAGTAGCAGCAGGTAGACGTACAGGTAAGTCTCGTTTAGCTGCATACCTACTAATTTTTTACGGCCTACAGGTTAAAGCTGGTCATGTGTTCTATGTAGCACCAACACAAGGACAGGCCAGAGATATTATGTGGCAAGCATTACTTGAGGTAGGACACCCAGTAATCAAAAGCAGCCACATTAATAACTTACAGATTACACTTATCAATGGTGCAACCATATCATTGAAGGGTGCTGACAGACCAGAGACTATGCGTGGTGTGTCACTAAAGTATCTAGTAATGGACGAGTACGCGGATATGAAGCCCGAAGTTTGGGAACAAATCCTAAGACCTGCTCTTGCTGACCAAAAAGGTGGTGCTTTGTTTATTGGTACACCTATGGGGCGCAACCACTTCTACGAACTGTATACCTATGCAGGTTTGGAAGAAGATGAGACATACGAAGCATGGCATTTTACTTCATACGATAACCCGTTACTAGACCCAAAAGAAATAGATGTAGCTAAGAAGTCTATGTCCAGCTTTGCATTTAGACAAGAGTTTATGGCTTCCTTTGAAGCACAAGGCTCAGACATCTTTAAGGAAGAGTGGGTCAAAGTTAGTAAGGAAGAGCCTGATATGGGCAACTACTACCTAGCTATTGATATGGCTGGCTTTGAAGATGCTAATAAGAAAAAGAAAAAGAGCAGGTTAGATAATACTTCCATAGCCGCAGTAAAAGTAAATGAACATGGCTGGTTTGTAGATAAGATTATCTACGGTCGATGGACATTTGAGGAAACAGCAAGAAAGATATTTGAAGCAGTAGACCACTATCAACCTGCTGCGGTAGGTATTGAGAAAGGTATCTCAAAGCAAGCAATCATGTCACCTCTAAGCGATATGATGAAACAACGTAATAAGTTCTTTCGTATAGAAGAATTATCACATGGCAACAAGAAAAAGACTGACCGTATTGTAGCTGCATTACAAGGGCGTTTTGAACATGGAGCCATTACTATTAACGAAGGTGATTGGAACGCAGAGTTTTTAGATGAACTATTCCAGTTTCCTAACCCACAAGTACATGATGACTTAATTGATTCATTAGCTTACATAGACCAACTAGCAAATGTTTCGTACTACTATGATTACGAAGAAGACACCTTTGACGTACTAGACCCAATAGCAGGATACTAATTTTATGAATCAAGATGATGATATGATACACGGCCAGACTTTAGAAAGTTGGGTTATTAACAAATGTGACCAGTGGCGTGACCACTACGAAAGTAACTACGCAGAGATACATGATGAATATTATCGTATCTGGCGTGGTATTTGGGATAAGTCAGATACTATGCGAGACTCTGAACGCTCTCGCCTAATCTCACCCGCTACACAACAAGCAGTAGAATCTTCTGTAGCAGAGATTGAGGAAGCTACGTTTGGTCGTGGTAAGTTCTTTGATATTAAAGATGACCTACAAGACCCAAATCCGCAGGACATTGGCTTCCTACGCAATCAGTTAGAGGAAGACATGCACTTTGCTAAGACTCGTTCTTCGGTAGCTGAGTGTCTTATTAATGCTGCTGTATTCGGTACAGGTATTGGTGAGCTAGTTTTAGAGGAAGTAACTGAGTTACGCCCAGCAAGTCAACCTGCTCCTGAAATGGATATGATGGCTATTGGTGTTATGAAGCAGGAACGCTTCTTAGTTAAGCTAGACCCAATCATGCCACAGAACTTTTTGATTGACCCACTAGCCACTAACATTGAAGATGCAGTAGGTGTAGCTATTGATAAAATGGTTCCTTACCATCAGGTTAAGCAGGGTATTGATAACGGTATCTACTTTGACGTAGAAGTAGAGAAGGACGTATACGACCCAGAGCTGGAAGATGCCAGTAAGATTACTACGTTATTTAATGATGACATGGTACGCCTAACTAAGTACTACGGCCTAGTACCTACAAGTTTATTAAGTAATGTGTCTGACGATGATGAAGTTGAAGACATTATCCCAGTGGACAAAGACCAGAGTTACACTGAAGTAATTATGGTTATTGCTAATGGTTCTACAATCCTAAAGATTGAAAATAATCCTTACATGAAGAAAGACCGTCCAGTGGTTGCTTTCTCTTGGGACTTAGTACCATTTAAATTCTGGGGACGTGGCATCTGTGAGAAGGCCTATAACAGCCAGAAAGCATTAGACACTGAGCTACGCGCACGTATTGATGCTTTGGCTCTTACAGTTCATCCTATGATGGCTGTGGACGCATCGCGTATGCCTCGTGGTGCTAAGTTAGACATCAGGCCTGGAAAGACTATTCTTACTAATGGTTCACCTGCTGAAATCCTACAACCATTTAAGTTTGGTCAACTAGACCAAGTAACATTTACACAAGCAGGTCAGCTACAGTCTATGGTACAGCAAGCTACTGGTGCTATTGATAGTGCTGGTATCCCTGCATCTATTAATGGTGAGGGTACAGCAGCAGGTACGTCAATGGCTCTAGGAGCAATCATTAAACGTCACAAGCGTACTTTGATTAACTTCCAAGAGAACTTCTTAATACCATTCGTAGAGAAGGCAGCTTGTCGTTACATGCAGTTCGTACCAGAACTATACCCAGTTAAAGACTACAAGTTTGTAGCTTCTAGCTCTTTAGGTATTGTTGCTCGTGAATACGAAGTAACACAGTTAGTACAACTACTACAAACTATGTCTCCTGAATCACCAATGTACCCAATGTTAATTGAGTCCATTGTGGATAACATGGGCTTAGCTAATCGTGAGCAGATTATTGAGCAGCTACGTCAAGCTAATCAACCTAACCCACAGGAACAGGAACTACAACAACAAGCACAACAAATGCAAATGGCTGCACAAGCTGCAACTCTTGAAAACCTACAGGCACAAACCCAAGAGATTATGTCTCGTATCCAGCAGAATCAGGTTGAAACTCAACTACTACCAGTGGAAGAAGAAACCAAACGTATTGCTGCATTAGCTAAGAATATGCCTGCTGATGAGTTTGAAAGGATTGTTAAGTTTGCAGAGCTTGAGTTGAAAGAGTTGGACATAGACACTAAAAAGGATATTGTCCAGCTTCAAATGGCAAAACAAAAATAAAATGCTTGACAAACCATGAACAATATGGTATAATATATTAAGTATATAAATTTAACTAACTTCACCATACAGGAGAATGAATGTTAGAACCAGAGGTAGAGCAATACTACAACAGTTATTTCGAATTGTTTATGCAGGAAGGTTGGGAACAGTTTATGACTGATGTCCAACAAGCCGTAGATACAATTCAGATACTCGCAATCCAAGATGCTAAGGAATTACATTTAGCACAGGGCCAACTGCAAGTATTTCAAAGACTCCTTACATGGCAGGACTCCATAACTAATACTTATGAAGCTGCCTTAGAGGAAGCAAATTACACAGAGGAGTCAGATGCGTAGGCTATTTGACTTCAAGTGTATAAACAACCACGTAACAGAACATTTCACTGAATCCGACCAAAGACAAGTGTTATGTTCTGAATGTGGTCACACAGCAACGCGGATAATTTCTGGTACTTCTTTTAAGTTAGACCACACCTTTGCAGGTGAGTCTATCAAATGGGCAAGAAGACACGAGAAAGCCGCTAAACAATAATTCCACAATACTTTTATAAGTACGGAGAAATCATTAAATGGCTAAGGTAATAGACCCCCTTGATAACCAAGAACTAAATTTACAAGAAGACGAAGAACTTGTCAACCTTTTTCAAGATGAACAAGAGCCAGAACAAGAACCAGAACAAGAAGCTGCTCAAGTAGAGACAACAGCTACACAAGAACCTGAAAGCACTGTCCCTGATAAGTATCAAGGTAAGTCCATTGAGGAGATTGTGCAGATGCACCAAGAGGCTGAAAAGCTGGTTGGTCGTCAAAGTTCTGAAGTTGGTGAACTTCGTAAAATTGTAGATGACTTTATCAAGACAAAGGCAGAAGAAACCAAGCAAGAAATAAGTCCCAATAACGATTTGGACGATGAAGTAGATTTCTTTGAGAATCCAAAGGAAGCTGTCGCCAAAGCAGTTGCTGGCAGTACTGAGATGAAACAAATGCAAGAGCTACTTGCTGCACAAAAACAGCAAGAAGTCTTAGGCAAAATTTCAGCTAAACACCCTGACTACATGGAGGTCATTAAAGACCCTGCATTTGGTGAATGGGTTAAAAGTTCTGCCGTACGTGTTGAGCTATTACAACGTGCTGATACTTACGACTTTAATGCAGCAGACGAACTATTAACAGTTTGGTCTGAACGCAAAGAGGTTGTAGAAAAAGCTAAGGAAGTAAATGAGCAAGACCGTAAGCAACAGCGTAAAGCTGCAACAACTGGAGGTAAAGGTTCAGGAGAACCAATCTCTCGAAAAATCTATAAACGTTCGGACATAGTCCAACTAATGATAAGTGACCCAGAACGCTATAAAGCTAATGTCGATGAATTTGACAGAGCTTATAGAGAAGGTCGCGTTAAATAATCTAACTTATAAAGGTATATAAAAATGGCAGGTTTAGGTAATTCCAATCACGTTACACCAACCAATGTGGATGCTTTTGTCCCAGAGATTTGGTCAGACGAAATCGCAGCAGCTTACAAGTCTAATCTTGTAATTGCTAACTTAGTAAAGAAAATGAGTCATGTTGGCAAGAAAGGTGATACTCTTCACATTCCTAAGC